ATTGGATAAAGTACCATCTACGTTATATAAAGTAGTGTTATATGATTGCGTAATGCCATTAACAGTTAATCCACTTGTTGAAGAATAACTCAATGTACTTGCAGAACTAAAAGCACTTGTACCATTGCCGTACGGGATGTATCCCGTAGTTAATGTTGTTAATCCTGTGCCACCGTTACCAACAGGTAAAGTTCCTGTTACGTTTGCTAAATTCTGTGTTGCTGTGCTAGTACCACCAGAAATAGTGACATTACTTAATGTTAGGTTTGCTAATGTTGTAGCAGTACCACCTAAATTAACATTTGTTGTTCCTAGCGTTACACTAGAGTTTGCTAAATAACTGTTAGGAAACGTAACCGCTACACTAGAAATAGTTGTATTTGTTAGTGTTAAGTTACCAATACTGGTAGTCGTATTACCTAAATAAACTGCTGTATTACCAAGTGTAATAGCAGTAGCAAAATTTGAATCTAATTGACTCAAAGGTATAGATGATGTTGCTGTCGCAAATGTATATGGAACTGCCATGTTAGAACCTCGCTCTTAATTCATGTTCAAATTCAAAGGTATTCACAACAAAACCTGCCGAATTAGATGTTAGTGTTAACCCTAAGTATTTACCCCACTGTTGTGCATCTGTTTTATATAAATAATATCCGCTTGTGTATAACCAATATATTACCTGACTACTATTATTTATCCAATCTAAATCAACACCAAGATTGTTATACCAAAGCACATTATTCTGTAATGTATAAAGCGGACTAGAACCAGCCTGAGAATCCACCGTCACACTGAATATTGTACTATTTGCTGTTGTAACTTCAACCCCAAATTTAAGTGCTTGTTTATCCCGTATTGGGTCATTCATCGGCATTAATGCAGTTTGAATAATACTTGCTACATTAGAGGTTTTATCTGAATACAGTTGATATAAAGCACTATTTTCTGTACCATATAAATTAATAACACCATTTACCGGTGCTGACGAAATAAATTGCAAAGCATTACCTTGACTGGTAAAAAACCATTTTTTCTCAAAAAATACCGCTTGTATGTACCGATACGACTTAGAAAAGATAGCGTCATAATATCTAAAGTTAAATGCTGCACACAGAATATTATTGATTAATACTTGACCAGCATAAACTGGATACGTAAAGTCAATGTTTGGAAAAATACCATCTAACGGGTCTGATACTTTAGATGTTGTAGAACCTACTAAAGCGTAGATTCCGTAATCATTCATAAATAAAACAGACCTGAAATAAGGGAATATAGCATTGGCTCGTTTAGAACCAACAGAGGCAGACACGTTAGTGTTAGTAAATAAAGTAGTACCATTGGTTTGTACCCTCACATCAGAAAATACGTTAATTGAATCATCACCAAATAAATACAAAAAGTTGTTTGCTGCTAATAACTTATATAAAATTCCATGCAATGTGGAATCCGTTAATATAATGTTTCCGGCTGATACGCTAGTAAAGTCGTTGTAGGTTCCTGCAGCAGAATAATAGACTTGTCTACCTGCCGCAATCCATACTCTACCGCTAAAAGAAGCAATATCCACATTAGGAGTATTATTAATAGTAGCCGCAATAGTTGCATTGGCTCCTCCGCCTCCTGATAAGTTAACTACTAAATTAGCACTATTGGTATATCCAGTACCCGGATTTGTCATCACAATGGTCTGTATTGCATTACCACTAATGACAGCCGTTGCACTTGCACCCGTACCACCACCACCGGTAATACTGACTATCGGTGCAGATGTATAACTATCACCGGGATTGGTTACTGCAATCGATACTGTACCTGTTGCAAAAGTAACAATACTCGCTACTGCACTCGCTCCACTACCGCCACCACCATAAAAGTTAACAGTCGGTGCTTGTGTATATCCAGAACCGGCTTCCGTCAACGTAACAGATGTAACTGCGTTATTGGATATTGTTGCTACTGCAGTTGCTTGTATACCGTTCGAATCATTAGGAGGTGAGATTAAAACACTGGGTGCAGCCGTATATCCTGAACCACCACTAATCAGTGCAATTTGTCCTACGCTACCAACAAAGATTGTATTGTTTCCATCCCATACATAGTATCCATTATTAGGGTCTATGATGAGCATATCTTGGTTTTTCCATTGACTAACCGCAATACCGTTACTAGAAAACTTACCCGGAGAACCAATAGTGACTAATGTTTTGGTTTGTAAATTAAATCCTTGTGCCGAACCATCATCTTTAAATGCAACAATATAATCATTCAAACCAATATTGACTGAAGATAAATACGTCACATTGGCAGAAAAGACAACGGCATTACTAGCGTTGTCAGTAACGGCTGTACGTTGACCTGTAATTTTTAAATTAGAGTATCCTACCGGCATAGCATTTTCTAGCCATGAGAACTCGGATTCATCAATTGCAGTACGGTTAGCTTTGGTGTTTACTGTCGTAAACTGCTTGATAACCTGATACGATTTTTTCTGTTCAGGACTTTGTGCCATGTTATAGCACCGGTAAGTAAGGGTTTGGCATCCTTCTAGTGAATGTCGATGCTAAGGCAGCTTGTACGTGTTTGTCGTATTGTTGTTTAAATATCTCAGACTCACCATAACTCTGTTCTTTAAACTTCGCTTTATACGCAGCATAGTAAGCAACAGGAGATGTATACGGGTCATTAATCTGTGTATCTACGTCAGACAAATTGGTTAATGGAGTCGGTAACAATACTGTATCGACTTCTAATGTATATATCTGGTCCGGTATTGGAGATAAATAAATCTGTTGTTGTCCGTATACAGAGAAACACACTGGTTGCCCTACATAGTTTTGCCAATAACGCAATTCAGCATTGAACTGTGTCCAAGGTTTATACAGCAAAGGATAACGAGTATTACCCCAAAAAATATTAATGTTAATAATGTCTAGCGTATTAATACCTTGTGGCAGTGCAGCAAAAGGGATAACTTCTACAGGACCAGCATATTGTAATGTTACTGTACCATTCGTAAATGGTCCGGATGGTGGATAAACATTTTGTGCTGACCCTGTATTCCCCGGATATGGTGGAGGAGTAGATGCAAATGTACCTCCTGATATTACAGTATAAGTATAAATGTTGTAAAAAACCAACGTGCCTGTTGTTGCAGTAGCACCACCTACCCATGCTATAGGAGTATTACTTGATGTTAGCCCTGTAGGGTTTGCAGGTGTTTGTGTTATTTGCAGTGTTCTAGTACACCCCGTATCTCGAACAGTACGTTCTCTTGCTGCATTAATATAGTCTGTTAATTCCTGTACAGAATAAAAAACAGCATTGGCATCGTGCAGAAGCCGTTGACATTCTGTGACATAACTTTGCAATGTAGCTTGTGCCATATTCTATCCATATTTATGCAGCGTTAAGGACTTTTCCCTTTACCTGTTTTGAGGCAGGCAAAGGTACTCTTTCCACCACCGGGGGTATTAGATGGTTCTTTACTTTTGGAGGCTCGTTACTAATAACAAATTGCTCCAATTTTTTTAATCCTTCTGGTATATCATTCAAAGTTTTAGCCCATCCAAAACGTGCAAGGATTGGTGACTTGTCTGTTGCATGATAACCAAATACGTGTACAACTATTTCTTCCGGTACCTCAGTGGTTTTACCCGGCTCAAAGACAAACGGCTTACCGTCCCAACTCTCTGTCAGAACGGTATCCGAATTGTTTGTTACATAATATGTTGTCATTAAAACGACACCACATCGCCATATACAGCAATGGTTACTGTGTTGTTATTACCAGACGCAGTATTAACATTGACGTATAAAGCATTTGTATTAAAACCACTAACAACCGTATTAGCACTATAAGGTGAAGCAATCGTTAAGTCTTGATACAAACCAGTACCGGTAATTGTCAGAGTTGTATTAGCAACTACTGCATTAGAAATATTACCGTCATTACTTGTTGTAATAGACACGTTTGCAGTAGACAAAGAGCCAGATGGATTGTTAAGCGTAATTCTCCGCACAATAACACTACCTGAACTATTTGCTGCTGCACCTTTAGTCATGCCACCCGTTAACAACGGTATAGTAACTACTGCGTTACCAGTCGTGTTAAGTTGAGTGGCTTGAACAACACCAATACGACCATTCCCGAAACTATCTAGGTAATACTGTGAGACTGAATCTGGATTAGCCATGTATTACTCCTTATTGGTTGTAAGTGCCAGAAACAGCTTGACCACCATTTACTGTTAACAATGTTACGTTAGCAGCAGTAGAACTGTTGTTAAATCTAATGTTCACACCGTCAGAGAACAATGTACCACCTACGTTAGCAGCAATGAATGTAGTCCATGTAGAACCATTATCAGGTGTTGCTTGTACGTTAATATTTGTTGACGGAATTAAAACATAGAGTCCAGCAGGAACTAGAGCAGTTGTAGTAGCACCAACAGCAACAGTTGTTGTTTGAAAATAGGCACCGGGGGTATTACTACCAGCACCGGCTAATATGATTTTCTGTAGACCTAAAGACATGGTTTATCTCCTTAAATGTTGAGTGAGTTATAGCCAGTCACCTTGGTCATAGACTTAGGTTTAGTGCTTACCAATTCGGCAATCATTAAAACTGCACCTACATAACCAATTTGCCAGTTAGGCAAAGTAGACTCAAAACCTGTAAACACAAATGAACCTTGGTCATGGATATAGAGACTGAGGTAATTTGAGTTTAAGAAGTACACTGTACCTTCAGGGCAATATGGGTCTGGATAGATTGGAACACCAGCGACCATCAACGCTCTGAAAGCGGCTTGAGGACCATTTGCATCGCCATCAAATCCGTTACCCGGAGTAATAACGTATTGCTCTTGACCGACATAATCTTGTGCTAACAATGTCCAAGTACCGAATCCGCAAACACCGAAAGTAGGTACTTCAGCACCGTATTTAACGGTACCAGAAATGTACTGAAGAATGTTTTGACGAGTTGGGTTGACGTTACCAGCAGCATATACTTTGGATTTCCACCAAGTATAGGTGTTACGGTTAATATTACCGTAAGTAGCTGTACCTGTACCATCATCCACCGCAGCAGGCAAACCTGTAAACTGTTGTGTATTGGTTGTGTTGTTGTACAAGGCAGTTGCCATTGCGTCCATCATCACGTTGGTAGCATCGTTCATACGTGCTTCAATGAGAGGAATAACTGCATGGTCTTGCTGTACTGCACCTTCCATACCGAGGAACGGTACAGGTGCAATCATTAACTTTAAGTTAAATTCAGCGTTATATGCACCTTGTTGGACTGAAGGCTGGTTAAAAGAACCAGAATAGTCAGACCACTGTGCATTAACGAATTGTGAACCCTGAACGGGTACTGTTACTTGGGACACACCACCGGTGGCTTGTTGACTATTTGCAATCAAAGCTGCCATCAGGGGAGTGCTGTTATATAGCTGGACAACCAACTTAGGAATAAAAGCACGTCTTGTAACGTAAGTTAATTCCGTATATTGCGAGGTACCAGCCGCAGGTAAAATACCGCCACCTATAGCCATAATGCTCTCCTATAAAAATTCAACAAAATGCCTTGATGTCATCGCAGCTACCACCCCCTAATACTACATCAGAACCCAATCGGTCTATTCTTCCTGAGTTCTGCTAATGCTTCGTGTGCAACTTCTCTTGCTGCAGTTGTTGCATTACTCTTGAACCGGGTTAAATCCCAGCCTTGATTCTTCATTACGTTTGGACTATATTGACTTGGAGTCGGTGCTGCTGCTTGTTGCATCCAAGCCCAATGACGTGCTGCCGCTTCATGGTTTGTAATACCTTCTTCAAGCATTACCTTTTCAATCGCTGCAACTTCTTCATCTGATTTAGCCAAACCTTTTTTCATTAAATTATTTCTACGCTTTTCTAAATCTTCTAATGCTTCTTTTTCTCTGAGTTTGTTACGAATCTCATCATTCTCTCTTTGCATTTTCATCAAAGCAGAGTTTGTTGTTTCTTCAATTTCAATCTCAGGAATTGGTAAATCAGGATTAACTTCTTTAGTAAGACGTAAAAATGCTTTACGAGTCTTTGGATTATCTGCCAATTTCTTGGACAATTCAGCCAATGAATCTCGTTCTTCAAAACTCATATTCTCTAATGACATACTACCCCCTTATTTAACTATATAACTTTCTTGCCGTCACCGGGAGGAACAATCTTCATCTGATTATTCTCTGCAGTTTTACGTGCAGAATCTAATCCACCAAAACGTGAGTAACGTGGTGTGTTGATAATTTGTCCATTCTTCTGGTTGTCGTCAAGCGGTCTACGTGGTTGACCGGCTCCTTTTGGTTTAAATAAATCCATAATTCTTTCCTTTACATGGGTTGAGGACCTGCACCACCCGGAGGAGGAGCAGATGGAACTGGTGGAGGAGGCATACCGCCCCCGGCTGGACCTGCCGCAGGAGGAGTACCCATTGCATTGGGTCCAACACCTTTTGGTAGGGATTGTAACATCTGTAAAATTTCAGATTGTTGCAATTCGTTTGTTTTGCCTTTACGTGGACCGATGACACCGGTTAATGCACGAATAGCAGCTAATGCTTTTTGACCTTGCTCAGATTCAGAACCTAAAGCAGGTAAGGCTTGTTCAATCAAGTCCATCGCCATCGATAAATTAATCATCGCACCTTCTTGTGAACCCATTTTTGGTTCTGGTGTAGACATAGGTGAGGCAATTGGAGGAGTGCCTGCATCGGACATACTATCCATTGGAGCAGGACTAGGTGTAGGAGTTGGTGTAGCAGCAGGACCTTTTTTTCCTCTGCCCATTAATTCCATCAATTTGTCTGGTGATGCAGCCATTTAAATTTCCTATCAAGTTACAAGAAAGATTAAACCTTTCTATCAGTTTGTCAAGTGGGGGATATATTTCTATTCCCTCCCCCATGGGAGGTTTAATTGGTAAGCACCAATAATCCTTGCGGATTACTTACGTGACTTACGTCCTTTTCTAGCTTTACGCATTGTCATCTCCTAACGAGGCGGCGACCTATTTAAGGCAAGGAAGCCACAGCCTTTTTGCTTCTCACGCAAAACCAGTACTACCCCCGACCTGCGTCCCTACTACTACGACCGCCCATCGGACGACCATAAGTCTTAATATTCGTGGCACGATATTGCAATGTAGGACTTACATCTTTCTTCAAACTTCCAGCAGTCACTCTAGGTTGGTCTGCTTTCGGTTGTACGTTGCCTCTCGTTGCCATTTATGCCACCTTTAAATTCGGTTTACTCTTTTCCTTGGAACCAGACTCCTGTTTACTTGCCTGTTGTTTTTCTTCCAAAGACTTCAATCTTTCTTTTAACAATTGTTTCATTGGAGGCTCTAATAAGTCAAGTAGAGATTCCTTATCAATTGCACCTGCTTTAAATAAATTAAATGCTAAGTTTCTCATATCTTCCATAAAGATTGGTGAGTTACTATGTGCATCTACTTTCACTGCATAATCTCTTGTAAATTGTTCTGCTATGAATGGTATCTTCTCAGGTTCATTCTCAGTTGTAAAGTGCGTATTGTCATAAACCGCCATTAATTTTAGATACAGTGTTGCTACCTTCTCTAAACTATCTTCGACAATCAATGCTCTCTTCTTCGCTCTTGAACTACCTAGTCTTGCAAGTTGTGAGGCATGACCTGTAGAACGTACTCCTGATTCACCTTTTCCGGACAATACATTGGTAATTCCAGATACTTCTTCAAACATGGCATCAATTCTAT